CAAGCGATTGCGACGTGTCATCGCATAGATCCCACCGTATTGGCCATATTGCGTCGATAAACGACGCAGCCACTCCGCATACCCATCGTAGGTTGTCTTCTCCTTCTTTGGAGACGAAACCCACGTGAAATATTGGATGCGACCGTAATTGGATTCGTCTTTACGACTACTCCAAACACGGGACCGCAACCTTAGTTTCTGGTTGAGCGGATGTGCTGGCTCGTGGCAGACGTACGCAGCACAACCCGTAGTTGATGAAAAAGCTCCATTTGGGAGCGTATCAAAACGATTCGTAAAGGGTAAAACCCCATACGTTTCGTCTACGGTTAGTTTTACGTACTCTGCTGCACGGAAGTAACCGAGTCCATACAACGCGTTTCTCAACGCGACGTACGACTCGAGTGACTTAGGATCGAACCGGCAATGAGAGAACACAGTCTTCAATTTGACGGGTGTGACGTCGACGCCTGCATAGGCGTCGCACCCACACGACTCTCTGAAGAATCGCGCTGTGCAGCATTTATCATCGTTGAATTTTAACCCAACGATGGGTAGATGCCGAAGGAGGGTAGTATAGTCTTTATCCCTCACAATAATATCATCGCCGTAGACAAACACTGACCGAATGGCTCGAAGCCATGGTACACCGGTTTGTCTGACTGCACTAACTGAGAGAGCCCAAAATATTAACGCCTCAACGGGAAAGCAAACTGCTGACCCCATTGGCGCGAATTTCTTGAGCTTCAACACAGTACCATTAGGAAGCAGTGTCTGAGGACTCCGAGTCGCTAGTAAAGCGGCTAAGAGCGGTGGGTGGTCTTGGAACAGGTATTTAACCAGTTCTAGAGACACCCGATCAGAGGCTTCTTTCATGTCCAGCGTTACCCACTCTCCGTTCTTTGAACCCAACAAGGCTAACTTACGGTTGATTTCTTGGTTCGTAAAATTTACGAAACCGCGAGTCAGCCAATAAGACTCAATTCGTTCCGTAAGGAGCGTTTTGAGGCCTTGTTGCATCCATTGAACTTCGAGTGGTTCACAGGAGATAAGCCGAGGACCCCGAGAGTCCTTAGGGACGAGCACTACTTTCGCAGTGGGTTCGTCCATAAGGGTTACTTTCGGGTCCTCAGCAGGGATGGCTTCGGCAACGTGGTTAAGATTAAAGCGCATGTACTCCGTTAAAGGATACACACGCTCTAAGCTCGGATATACTCGATTGAATTGAGTCTTTTCGAATACATCTTCACCTGTTGCCACAGCGCCTGGTCCGTGACGAGGTTTTACTTCGTACGGGTCGAGCACTGTGATAACTCGCGCCGCAAGGCCGCGAGCTTGTTTAAGCCATTCATCAGACAAGAGAGTTCCACTGGAGAGGTGATAGATGTCGTTATCGCAGTTAATGCGACAATCAGCACCATCCTCTGGTAGAAGGGACTCGGTCTCGATGAATGCACTGATGACCTTTTCTTCGGTCTTCTTTGCATACGGTATCTCCAGCTTGTATAACAAGTATACAAACTGCCTGAAGTGCTTGACTGCTATAGGGTCGGGTTCAACCAACTCGTATCCTGCAGCACTAAACACCCGTTTGAGTAGCCACCCCATAAAGAGGGGAGTACTCGTACCATCGGCTTTCCAGCCAGTGGTATCGAAACGGACTCCGTTTGAGAGGGCCCTGTCAAAGGCCTTTCCCAAACGAGGAAGGGACTTCGTCAAAAACGAAATCCCTTCTTTAGAACATCTATCCGCTAAGTAGCGGAGTTCGATGTTTTGCACTCTACAAGTTACACTATAGCATTCAGCTATATCACGGTACAACTCGCTTATCAAACCCAGGTAAAAACCTGGGCCGCTATTATGTGGTTCCATTTAATGGTAACTACTCGTAGCATCGATGAACGACTGACACCGTGATCGCTTTTGGTTATGGTTCGCCGGCGTATAGCCGGAAGACCGCATTGTCAGGAAGCGAGCTCGAGGCCCTTGATCCCGCGGAGTTTTCCGCGTAAAACAAGAAGTCGACGAGCTGCAGCGTCATGTCAAGTGCGTTATTTGCAGTGACGAGATCCTTCGGGATACTCATCGTAAACTGCACGTACGCCGTAACCAACTTGCCCGTATCTCCGACCTCAAAGGTTCGGGAGATGCGGACGTTAGAACGCTGATTGGAAAACCCGGGATTCTCAT